AAGACCATGACTGCTTGGTCTTGTAGGTAATCCTGAACATTCGCAGCGGTTAGAACCTCACCTGCGGTAAATACTTTACGGCCTAAACCTGCCATGTTTCTCCTATTAGAAGGCTAATGCGTTGCCTGCGTCTAGCTTACCAAACTGAGCGTCATCCAAGACTAAGAGCGCAAAGTCAAGGGTCGAGAAGCCTAAAGACATGATGTGATTGTCTAGGTCAATTGAGTTGTCAATGCGGATGATTTCAGCATATTTAGAGATAGCCGGGGCAATGCCGTTGGGGGTGAATTTGATTTCGACAACATCGCCAATTTCTAAGCCGAGCAGGTTATTCTGCTCCTGATCAGTCAGCTCATCAAGCAAAATCTCAACCGACTCAAAGCGGTATTCAGGCTGTGAGTATTTGTTTGCATAGAAGTCAGCTAAGTCATCAACATCGCCATTGTCGTTGATTAGAAGCCCGGTTCGGGTCAGGTTGAAGATTCCGTAAGTGTCTATTGACTCAAGGTCTAGGGCTGTCACCTCATAAGAGGTTATCTCCGAGCTGACAACAATCTCGTTCGCTAGTAACTCTGATCCGTATTGAACTTTAAGGGACTGATATCTGATACCAGTTCCGTCATCAGCAAGGGTCACGCCTTGAGAAGTCGGAGCGGCAATGCGGTCTCGGAAGATTACATTTCCTGATTTACCGATAAAGAAAGCACCGGGTTCGCTTCGCTCGACTAGGCGCAAGTAGCTAAGGGCATTGGTGTTGTCGGCGATTGTGTCTGCGCCGAGTGTCATTAGGCCTGTGTCAACATCTCGAAGAGTAGAGGGCCAGTTGATTTCAGGCAGGTCAAGGATTGCGTTTATTCTTTCCCCTGACTTCTGGACTGAGTTTGTCCTTGTGGCGATTGTCTGTGTGGCGAATGAAGATGTTGCATCCGAGCAAGCTGCCGAAGCGGTTGAGTCTCCGTTTGGCTGATAGGTCAGATTCCAGTCATCGACAAGGCCGGCGAATTGCACAATCCCACCTGATGAAATCCTGACCTGACGCTTTGGAACTATCTGCCCTGCGTATGGGGATAGAGCGTATTCAGGGTCGAAGGTTCGGTCATTGTTATTGAAGACTATGTTTGCCAACCCTGAGTCGAACTGGTCAAGCTGGCGGTTCTTGCCTCGCTGGATTGCTACCGACTGAACAAGGTTCGTCACATCGAAGAACAGAACACCAGCCAAAAGGTATTCGGTGTTGTTCAGCTTGCCCTTTATCGGATCGTCAAGGATAAAATAAGGGCCAAGACCTGACGAGAGAATGTCAAATCCAAGCTCTACCTTCTGGACTGGCTGACTCAATTTGTCGGACTCACTAGAACTTGACCACCAGCGGAAACATACTTGGTGATGGTGTTACCCAAAGTCTTACCAACCATTGCCAGAGACTGCGTTGAGTCGGTCTTGACATTTATGTTGATTGTCGTTCCAACTGCACCTGTGCCTAGTGACTGAATTAGACCAAGCTGAGAGCGGAACTCGTTTCTTAGATTGACCGCACTCATAGCTTCGGCAGTTCTGCCAGCAATAGCAGATTCATTAGCAAACCTGTTAGCTGCGTTGATGCGCTCGTTGAGGTATTCGATAACCCTGCTTACATCGCTCATGGAGTCAATGAAGATACCTGTTGCATCTCTTACCGAAGATGCGGCTAAGTTTATGCCGGTCATGCCACCACCAGCAGCTCCGCCAGTTACACCCGGCGTTGTGCCAGTAATGTTTTGAATCTTCTCTTCAGCCTTAGTCTCTACCTGTCCGAGCTTCTTTAGGAACTCCGAGACAACCCTGTCAAGTCCTCCCAAGTCACCCTTCATAGACTCGATGTTCTCTTGGAAGGCTTCTCGGATTTTCTTGACGGCCTCGATCAGAGTCATGTTTGCGTCAATGACTTCCTGATTGAAGTCAAGTTGTAGTTCCTTGAGTGCTTCAGTCAGGTCAAGCTGCGTTTGAACATAAAGGTTCTTTAGTTCCCTTGTTGCCAAGCCTTGCTTGTTGTAAATCTCACGAGCTAGTGAGTCCATGCCTGTTTCGGCTGTTGCCTCAAGTGCTAGGAATAGTCTCTGAAGTTCTGCCTGCGTCTGAGGTGTCGATTCAAGAATTGCCGAAGCAAGTTCGTTTCCTGTGTCAGTTCCAGCCTGAACGACCTGCTCAATAAAGGTCTGCGAGAACCCAGCAGCGTTGAGTTTTCCCGCCTTCTCAAGTAGGGCCTGTGACTTTGACAGTCTGTTTGTTAGTCCTGCAATCAAGTTAGCGACAGACTTAGTTTCTTCGACCTCAAAGATGTCGGCAAGTGAAACTCTTACAACAGACTCGAAAGCCGTTCTAAGCCGATCCTGTGACTGCTGAATAATGTCTGCGAGCTTGTTAGCAAAGTCTTGCTCTGTCTTTAGGACTTGTTCCGCATAACGCTTCTGAGCAGCGGCTATCGTTTTGTTGTAGGTCTCTTGTGCTTTGGCAAGGTCTTTCTGTGAATCCTTGATAAATTTTTGAACACGCTCAAAAGCAGTCGGCCCAGTTGCGCCTCCGCCTCCGCCTCCACCACCGCCGCCACCTTCCTCAATAGGCTTGAAAGCAGCAACGAACTTATTGCTGAGATTTCGGAATCTATTTAGCTCGCCTGTCGTTCCGGTTATTTCATTTCTCAAGCCCTGAAGCCTGATGTTATTTAGGTCTCTGATGTGATCAGCAGCAACAAGGCCCTGCGTTCCCAAATCGCTTGTTGCCTCAGTTGCGTATTCAAGTCCCGGAATAAGCCCCTTGTAAGCAGATGAGCCAGCGGTCGCAGCAGTAACCCAAGCGTCTTCTGTTTTTAGAATTGCAATGCGCTGCTCTTCTAGTGCATCATTAGCCTTCTCGGTGTTCTGATAAACCAAATACATTCCAGCAGCAATTAGCGCAATTGCAGCAGCAGCAGCGACAAAGATGTTGGCTGCGCTTACGCCATTGAACAAAGCCATCGCACCTGTGGCAATTTGTATAGCCCCAGTCAAGGCTCGCATGGTAACTAGGCCAATACCTATGGCAATAAAAAAGTCCTTGATGGTGTCAAAGTTTTTGACAAACCAATCGCCAAAGTCAAAAGCCGACTTTAGGACATTGCCAATAGCATCACCAAAATCTTGAACAGCTTTCTTGCCATCAGGCGAGTTGATCCATTTGCCGAGTTGTTCTAGCTTTGGAATAAGGAAGTCTGCAAATTGCCTTACTAACTGCCCGACAACTGGCAGAAGGGCTGTTCCGATTTCAGCCTGTAGGTCTGTAAAAGTAGCTGTAAGGATTCGCTGTTGGTTCGCAAGTGAGTCAGAGGTGTTTGCAAAGTCACCTGCGGTTTTAGCTGTTGACTCTAAGAGCAACCCATACCGAGCCTGAACCTTTTCCTGCTCGGTCATTGTCTCGCCGACTGCGATCAGTCCAGTTCTTAGGGCGTAAGCCTTGACCTCCGAATCAAGCAGGTTGATACCAAATCTCTTTAGTGGTTCTGCCTCGCCAGATAGCCCAGACTGAAAGACTTGCAAAGCCTCGGATACTTGAATGTTGAACACCGATGCAAAGTCCGAAGCTCGCTGAGTAACCTCACCAATAAACCCTGCTACATCTCCACCTGCTCCGACAACCCTTTCGGCAAACGCAGAGAATCTAACGGCAGCCTGATTGAACTCGGTTCTTGCTAAACCAAAGGATTGTGCAGCGTTCTCACCAATCTTGAGGACTTCATCCGCCGACTTGCCAAAGGCAACATTGACAGCGTTGGTGGATTCTTCTAAAGAACTGGCGGCAGTTATGGACTGCTTGGCGAATAGGGCAATAGCAGCACCAGCAGCAGCGGCAGCAACTCCGACAGCCTTGAACGCCTTGTCAAATCCAGCATTAAAATCCTGAATAGCCTTTTGAGCGTTCTTGATTCCCTTGTCATCCCAGACAGATTTTAGGACTACATTTACTGCCATTTATAGAATTCCTCTGTTCGCATCTCGGTAAAACTCGCCAACGCTCTTATTTATTCGCTTCTGAAATTGTGGAAGGTCTTGCTCAACGGCAGGCCAAGCAATACGAGACGCACCCGTCTTCAGAATGCCAGAGGCCCTATTCAGGTTAGCGATGAACTTTCGACCTGCCTCGTAGGGAGTTCGTCTGGCGTAGGCAACCAAGTCACCCGAAGCAGTGCGTCTTACTACCGGGGTTAGGCCACTGTTTCTCTTACCTCGACCAATGCTTTTACCTGATCTACCAGCCATGTCAACGATGCTGGCAGCGGCAGATTTGAGCTTGATGCTTACCAAAGATGTTGTCAGGCTTCTGCCTCCAGTCTTTGCATTAACTCGTATTTGAGTAGCATCAGGGGCAAATTTGACACCCCAACCCGTTGCTCCATAGTTGAATCTCATACCACTAAGCGGAGTCACTCCTCGAATAGCCTGCTTGATTGGACTCTCAGCCTCTTTAGCAATGCCTCTAATGTCTTTGACAAATTGCTTTCTCAAATTTGGTTCGGTGTCTTTGACACGCTTAAGAGCTTCTTTCAAATCTCTCGCAGTAATAGTCGCAGTTGGCTTTAGCATCAGACACCTCTGGTCAATTCTACCTAATAGAAAACCGACCCCGAAGGGTCGGTCTCTATTTCTTTGACATCTCTTGCGCTCGCCAGACTAGGTAGCGGCCCATTGTCCAAAGCATTCGCTCATCGAGCTTCATAAGCTCTAGGGGACTCACTTTGTATTCGTAAGCAATGTTAACGAGATACCAGTGAGCCGAGCTATCTCCTAGCCCTTCGATGCTTTTGGGTCAACAGCTCCTACTGAAGCAACAGTCTCAACCCACTTGTCAAAGTCGAGATTGGTTTGCTTCTCTCTGGTAAGTGCTGACCATGCGAGCCAGAGCAGGTGAGTAACTTTCATCTCCTGCCCTAGCTTCGCAATGCTGAGGTTGTATTGGGACTCAAACTTAACCATGTCAGCCATGATTACCTTGACATCCTTCTTAGTCTCGTCGTTGAACTCGACTTCGAGTTGCATCCTCATCTTGGTCTCCTTTCTTATTTAGTTATCTAGGCTGATGTGCCTCTAGTGACTGCACCAGTGATGGTCCATGTTAGGTTCTGGACAGCCAAGTCGCCGACTGCGCCACTAACGGGGGCCACATTGTCCACAAGGACTGTGAACTCATACTTAGGGGTATTGGTTCCCGCTGGTGTTCCAGCAGGGAAAACGGCCACTGTTGCAACTGTGTTGAACAAGTTGTAAAGAATGCCGTCTAGTGCTGTGCTTGCGTAGTCGTTGTGCATCGAAAGGGTTACTGAGCCAGACTTTAGCCCGCCCTTGTATTCCCTCCAACCACTTGAGCCAAAGCTCGTGGTTTCGATTGCGTCTGAAGTTGTGGTTAGTTCAACGGAGTTTACATTCTGCGAGATTGCAGTTCCGTTGAGCTGGACAACAACATCCGTAAGGATTTGCTTTGCCATTTATTTATCTCCTAATTAGTTAGCTAACACACGAACATTGAACTCGGCTGCCAGATAAGTCACATCTGAAATCAGCACTGATCCGTAGTTCGTCATTTCGGTCACTATGCAGTCAAAGGCCTTTCCGCCTAGTGTCCTATCCGATTCTACCGCAAGCGAAACGGATGAGTCTCCGGTGCTTGAGCAGTAGGCATCGAGATTTCTTTGAGCAGTTCTTTCATCTACCCTGCCAACAACTACCTGAACGGCAAAGTTGTATTCGGTCATTCCACGCTTGAAGTCTTGGTGGTATTGCACTCTTGCAAGTTGCACTATTGCGATTGGAGGCGATGGGTTGTCGGGGATAGTTGGGGAAACTCTTAGCCCCGGAATGGTTGCAAGGTTCGCAGCAAGTCCATCACGCAGCTCTGTGATTGAGGCCACTATGCCATCCTGATTTTGCGGTATGGGTCAACTAGGTGCTGAACATCTGGGTCGAGTCTGAAGCCGACACGCATTGAGCCAAGCTCTCCGCTGATAATTCCTAGAGGCGAGTCAAGCCGCTTGAAGATTCTTGAGGCAAGAATGACAGTTGCCTGAGTGATTGCGATTGGCACTGAAGTCCAACCCCAAGTGCCGACTATCTCAACTGTGGCTTCGCCGTTGCGGTATGGGAACAGGTAGTCCTCAATTGCCCTGATCTGATAGTAAGAAGTTGTCACGCCACCTGCTCGACCATTCAGAGGCTCTGCCTGCCAGTCTTTCGCTTCCCAAGTGGTGTCAAAAGTCTCGCCGTCTTCGGATGTCTTAACTCTGGTCAGGGTAATAAAGTCCTCGGTCTCGCAGACATAGTTGTCAATAGGGGCAAAGATTTTGGTAGCTGTTCCAGCGTTGTAAAAGTAACGCTCAGTGTAAGAGTCAATCTGGCGTGAGGCTGATTCAATCGCCATTTCTAGTAGCGGATCGTCAATGCCGTCAGCTATTCCTAGTGCTGCCTTGAGCTGTAAAAGTGTGCAATATCCATTGGTGACGGCCATTATTCCTCCGCCTCTATTCTACCGACATTGTTCTGACCATCTCCGAAATCATCGGCCCTCTGAGGTAGCGGCT